CTTCAGTTACTTCATTAGTATCTTTAGCTACTTCAGTTACTTCATTAGTATCTTTAGCTACTTCAGTTACTTCTTCAGACGATTCAGTATCCTCAATAACATTAGTTTCTGCAACTTCCAAAGCGTTGTTTTTATCTAAATCAAGAATCTCATCTTTAGTAAAATCAAATTCATGACCAGGTTTAACAGTAACCTGTTCACCTTTTCGGATAACTCGGATAGAGTTTTTTGCAATACGTTTAGTCATTATCGTTCTCCTTCGTGACTAAAATGAAAGACCACCCGCTAAGGTGGTCGATATATCAAACCTTAAAGTACAGTCGCAGTGAATGTAGCATTAGGGTTTGTTGGAACCATCAGAGGTGCCGATTGAGTCATAGTGTAGACCACTGAAGGGTCTTGCTGTAACCACATCTTCGGGAACATCTCAACAGCTTGCATACTAGCCGCATCTTGAATTGCACCGAAACAACGTACACCTTGTACACCGCTAGATGTAAGAGCGATAGTACCAGCTTCCATTACAGGAACAGTAACACCTTGGTAATTTTCGTAAAGTTCATTATAAACCCACACTTCCAAGATAGCGCCTAGACGACCTTTATACTGAACAGGCATCCCGTTACCTACTGCTAAATCTAAACTCGCTGTTTGACCAGCCATTTTAGTATCTAGTAAAGCTTTAACTTCAGCATCCTTAGACATGATCTTCCATACCGAAGGTGTCACTGTCAAACGATCAGGAGCGAAACCAGATAACTCTTGAGTTTGATTAACCCAATCTTCAACATCGTCAACGATAGAAACACCAGCTTCACCCCATTTAGAGCCTACAGCTAACGTTACTGTTTGACCAGCATCACGTCCAAAATCAACCACTGTCGTAGGGTAGTTATCACCAGAAACAGTGGCAGTACCTTTAAGTACAGCTTCAGAAGCCATAACTTCAAGACGACGATTAATCATCTCTTTTTCCATACGCATATTCTCACCAACAGCCGCGTTAAGACGTTGCGCAGTGGATAAAGTACCACCAATGTCTTCACCAGCTAAACGCTTAAACTGTTTATTAGGATTAACAACATGTTTAGGTTTAACATAAGCTGGTGTAAAGCGATTAGTTGTATAACCCTGTTCCGTCATGATCTTACCTTGAGAGGTAGGAGCAACGAAAGGTGCTAGACGACGACCACCTTCAACTTTATCAAAATCAATGTGTTCAGTATCAAAAGTCTGAACCATTGGGAAAAGTAAAGCTAACCAGTAGTTTGATACAGGTTTAATGTTACGTTGTACCGCCATAAGGGTAGTAGTATCGTAAATATTCATTGTAAATATTCCTTTAATTAACCGCTATAAGCAGGTGTTGTTAGTACGATGTTTGATCCGGTGAAAGCTACCGCTTTATGAACATCAGTGAAAGACGCATCCCACACTAACTTAGCTGGGTCAAATACACCACCTACGTAAGCAGGTGCAGATACAGCACCACCAGAAGCATCAACAGCTTCAGTTAAGATTGCAACAGGAACTTGAGAACCATCAGTAGCAGTCTGAACAGATTGAATATATTCACCTGTAGTTGTTACTTGACCTAACACCGTCAATGCCGCTAAAGCACCCGTCGTGATAGTCAATGAATTGGTTACAAGATCAGCTTCACCAGAAATATGCTCAGATACAGCCTGAGTGAAGGTTTCGTTAGAGGCTAGTTTAGTCATGCCAATACTCCTTATTTAACGCCAGTGGCAGTGTTGAGATCAGCTAAGATCGAATCAGAGTCAGACATTCCAGTGTCACCTGCTGAATCTTCAGCTTCAATGTTAGGGTTACCTGTCGCATCCATAGCGGCACCAAAACCCTGAGAGTCATCTTCAGCCTTAACAGTTTCGGTAGCTGAATTACCTAGAATACCGATAGCGGCTTCAACACTCATATCAGTATCATACGCTAAATGAGCCGCCAAAGTAGAACGATCATTAGCTTCATCAGAACCCATGATTGCTTTAATTCGGTTACGCTCATTAACAGCACCTTCTTGTTTCATAGCTGTTGCATCAACAACCACTTCGACCGTAGCACCTTCAGGTGTGGAAGCCTTATCTTCTTGCTTTTGTGTATTGGCACTCATACCGATACCTCCGTTATTATCATTTAACAATTTATCCGCAAACATAGCGTATGCTTCCACGGGAGCCATAACCATGTCAACTAACCCAACTTCAACAGCACTGTCAGCATCGTACAGTCCAGCCTTAGTATCTCTTACAACCGAAGCTTCGATATTTCTACCATCAGCTACAGCATCAACAAATAGATTATATGATTTATCTAATCTGCCTTCAATTCGTTTTTGTGCGGCTTCACTCAAAGCTTCAAACGGGTTACCATCAACTTTGAATTCACCGGAGTATAACATTTTAACTTCATAACCTGCATCTTCATACGCTTTCGACATATTAACATGCATTGTAACCACACCGATACTACCGACACCGCCAGCTTTAGGAACAGTAATCATATTAGCGGCTGAAGCTAATAGGTATGCGGCTGAATAAGCTGAAGCATCTACAATGGCGATATTCGGTTTAGTCATCGCTTTAATACGATCTGATGACTCAAACGCACCGTTGACCATACCACCACCGGACTGAATATCAAAAACTACACCGTCGATAGTATCATCAGCTTCAGCCGCATCGATAGCCGCATTAATGAAATCATAACCAGTATAGTAACCGTTGATATGAAAATTACTACGGTGTGCTAAATACCCGTGAATCGGGATGATAGCAATGTTAACACCTGTCTCAAACGATTCAACAGTGTACGTAGTCAAAGCTTGACTCATATCAATATTCTGTAGAATATCATCCACTGACGAAGCATATTCTGGTGCTAATAAAGCAATCTGATTATTTACTTTAGGTTGCATCTGGTAATTCCTCTTTAGGATCATTGATACCACTTACGATAATGATACCTTTATCTTCGATAATTTTTTGTTCGCGTTCAAGCTGGGCGAAAATGTCTCTAAAGTCATTACCCAACTTAGCTGATTCGATTTCATAAGTAGATAGACCACCTTGAATTCGCATTAGAGCGGCTTTAGTTTCTTTCAATGGATCAATTTGAGCATCAGACGCACCGATCCAAGTACAACCTGTCAAGGCATCTTTGATAAGACCTTGATAAAAATCTTTAGTCTTGAAACCAGAAGGTAGTAATAAACCACCGCTATGCAACTTCTCTTCAAACCAAAGTTGGTAAATGATCGTAGCGAAAGGATCAGCAAACATTTTCTTACGAGCCTTCATGTGCTTACCAGTTTCACCAATAGCCGCACGAGCAGAAGAGTAGTTAGTTTGAGTGAAATCTTTAGCGAACTGTTCATAACTTAACCCTAAAGGTGCCGCTACATGACGTAATAACGATTGTTCAAAGTTATCGCCAACACCACCTGGTTCACTCGCGTTCTGAAGATGTAATTTTTGACCAGGCCATAAATGAGGGATTCTAGCACCATCGATATTAATGTTATTAGAACTACCCATGTAAGCCGCCACTTGAGCCATATAGTCACTAGCGGCAGTGCTTTCACTACCAGCACCTAACTGTTCATACGTTGCGGCAGGGGGTAATTCAGACTCAATGGTGGCGGCAAAAGTAGCGTTCATAACAGCATTTTGCAAGACGACATCTTTATACTTTTTAGTCATCTTCATTTCTTTAAGAGCCGCAACGATAGGTGCTACTGCTCTCGTCTGAGACGCTCTATTCTGCTCATATAAATGAATGACTTGACGACGACCCCAAGGCTTACGAGTAGCAATTCTCTTCCATTTATAAGCGTCGGCACCGATCATCCCATCAGAAGCGTGTGATGTACGAATATGGTGATGAGTGGCGGCACCGTATCGATCTTTCTCAACACCCGCTATTAAACGAGGGCTATCAGATACACCATTAGGGTTACTCAAACGATCAACATCAATCATTTGAATAGCGGTGTTCATTGGTCTGCCGCCAGTTTTAATCCACTCAGCAGTTGCTAAAATTTCACCACTGAAGGTCGATGTACCCACACCTAATCTGATTAAGTCAGTGAAACTATTTACTCTTTGAGCATCAATCCAGTTATCAGGACTTTCACCCCATAAAGTGAATTCAGTCTCAACCATCTCTTGAAATTCGATTAACCATGATTCATCAAACGCTTTATTAAAACGCTTTAGATAATCTAACTTAGGTTTAACGTTCAGAGTGAATTGAGAACCGACGATACTATCTTTATGAGTATCAATCGCACCAGCAACATAACCATCATTACGCATTAAATCTCTTGCACGAGAGTCAATAATAATTTTATCACCGGATAATTCACGGTCTGCTGACATACTAGGTGGTTGCCAAAGTGCGATTTCTTGAGATGTACGACTAGCACCTTCATAGGCACCACCGACCATCTCTTTCACTTCACCAGATGTTGTAATTTTGAAATGAGGTTTAGTAGACATTAAAAGAAACCTTTTAAAGCACCAGGATGTGAACTGGTGGAATTAATACTAGCTTCTAAAGAACTAATATATTGTTGGAGACGAAAAGCAGTGGTTGAATTATACTCAACTCTTTCACCGTTTTGATCAACATACACTTTAGCTTTTTGACCTGTCATCAATAAATGATATTCAGTTTTAGCTTCCTGTAATTGTTCCAATAAAGTCATTAGCCTAAAATTCCACCTAGTTCTTTAGCCGTACTATATACTTTTTGTTTTTTAGGTGCAAGGTCATTATCTTCATTCTCACTAAATACTAAAGAGTTTTTATTCCACTCACTAGCCCATAAAGGGGGTGAATCCCAATTAAAATACTCAATACGTAAATGAAAGCAAACAGCGAAAAAGTAAACTATTAAATCTAAAGACTCATTTCGTAACTTTTTAGGGTTGGTCCATTTACCATCAATGTCACGTTGTTCGGCTATTAATTCAGGATAGAAACTATCTGGTAAAGCTGAAGTAAATCGGATCATACCACCTGGTTCTAATCTATCTAACGCATTATCCACATGGTCTTTAATCTTATTAGTATTGATCATCATAACTGGGATTTGACCACTAAATTGAGGTTTAACACCTTTAATAGCATTATCAGGGTATGTCACTTCAGTACGTGGTGAATTAGGTCTAGGTTTACCTTTCGCTAATAGGAACTTACCAGCTTTACCTTCAGATTTTAATTTCAACCAATAATTATAAACCATACTGGTAACACCTTTAACACCACCGGAGTCACACATCGTGGCTTTAATGTACATTCTACGACCACTATCATCAGCCAACTCATAAGAAGCATCAATAACTTCTTCTGTCAAAATATCCCAATCTTCAAGATACGATCCTGGCTGTACCCACAATCTATCACCGTCATCGTCAACTCGGTTCGACTTCTTGATATTAAAACGATCAATTACAATCGAATCAAAAACTAAACCTTTAGACGGGGGTGCCAATACACCATGAACCTGAACAACCCAATGGTTCTTCTGAACATCGACTGTAGCCACTAGAAATCTAACACCCTCCGGTACAACAGGGTAATCATCAGCATCAAACTGTTCGACTCGATCTTTTAAATCTTCAGCCGTTCTATCAGAACCTAAACCTCTAGGGAAGTAAGGCTCACCCTGATCAGTGTTAACTGTAGTTTTTAAAGCACCTTGATCACCAGTTTGCTCAAATTCTTTTTCAGCCTTGATATAGTTAGTAACAAGAGTCTTCCATGAAGCGAATGATGCCGCAACCCCCATTAGCCAGAATGAAGCAATATCCGATCTCTCACGTTCCCCATCCAACTCACCGTGATCATTTACAGACATACCATCCGGCACCCATAAACCACTTTTGTTCAATTCATATTTTGAATCGTGTTGGGTCAAACTTGCACAGTGTGGGCACATCATCTTAGCTGATTCAGCACTTTCAATAATATCGTTACTATCAACCCATTTTAATAATTCAAATTTAGGCTCGTAAAAAGTACCGCAATGATCGCAAGGCCAATACCATCTACGACGATCTCCACGGTTGTAAAGAGAAAGAATACCTTTAGACGGAGGTGCTTCGTGCTTACTATTAGGGATGTAGTTGATGTCGGTAACTTCATGACCAGGTGACGATTCAGCAAGGGTCATAGCATAACTACCAAAAGTAGTTGTACGTTTACGAGCCAAATCAAACGGTGAACCTTCGTTATCAATGTTCAAAGCCATACGGTCATAATCCGTCAAAGCAACTTTACCGATAGGTCTACCTGACATCTCATTGATGGTAGGCCAACTTAACGTCAACATCATTCCGGAAGTGTAATGTTTATCATGAGTGTTATCGGAATCTGAACGTTGCATTAAACGTTTACCGACTTCAGGTGAATGACGATGTAAACGGTCAATACGACGCTTTGAGAAGTCGCGGGCAACACCTTGGGAAGTCTGATAAAGAATCATGTCAGCAGGGTCACACGTCACCGTATGAGCCACCCAGTTAACTAGAAGTGCATCGGTCTTACCTGACTGAGCAGGACCAACAAATATCTCAGCAATGTAATCTCTACTTGCCAACACATCCATTGGTTCAACCATATAAGGGGTGGTCTCATTCTTCCAAGGACCAACATAAGCACCAGGGTTATTTACCAATCGATATTTACTGGCGGCTTCAGAAACTTCTAAACGCTCAGACGGCTCTAATATCTGTACAACATCTTTCAAAAGGTCATTGAAATTACCATAATTATTCATCCGATAACACACCTTGTTGTAAAGATTTAGTGGCTATGGAGTCAATACCGTCACTACCATCCTCACCTTGTATTAACGAGTTTTCAAATTTAGCAAATTCTTCACTACTAACAAGTTTTCTAGCTGTCTCAATCAATAATTCATCAGACATATCTATAATCAAAGCACGTTGGGCTTCATCTAAACCTACTTCACGGTCAACCTTATCGGAAAATAAATTAACCGACGACCGGATGATCTTAAAAACTTCTGTTAAAGCGTCATAAATTTCTTCAGTACGCCATAAATCACCAGCCTTCTCTTCATATTTTTGACGAGATAAAGCACTATCCCAAAACTCTTTACGAATTTTAACTGGTAATTTATGAGGTGGCATTTGTTCAATTAAACGCACAACCTGTTCATCAGTGGGGGCGGCTAACACACTGGCGGCATCTGCAATATCATAAACTGGGTAACTATTACGTTCACCAACAGGTTTAACACCAGCTAAACGCACCCCCACCGTCTTTTTATCAATTCTGAATAATTTGGCTAGTGCGGTTTTAGATAACCCTTCCATCAATGATACGGTAGCTTCCGAACTACGGTGATGTGCCGTAGCCCCACTTTTATTTTCTGCCATTTAATAAAGGCTCCACTAATTTTTTAGTCTCAGCAATATAGAAATCATAATTTAAATTATCTCGATTGAAGGTAGACATATCGTTACATTCAGTACATAGCCAACCACCTTGAATTGAAGTAGTTGTCGGATAATATCGACTCTTATTCCCCGTGTGAATTCTAGCATCCCAAGGCATACCTGCCGTGTCTAAATCAACACCTTCAGGGTTGGAAATATTACGAATTTCATTCGACACTTGATTAAAGAATTCATCAGTCAATCCAGATCGACGCTTCCAACCACCCTCAACGTATTTATCAGCCACGGGGATTACTTTCTTCAAATACCCACCTGTTTTAGATACATAATATCTAGTAGTACCCTGTAACTCTTCAGTTTCTACAGCATATTCGATATTCAATACATTCGACCGCGGTATTTTAGTACGTAACATGAAGTCGTTAATATCTTCATGATTTTTAATAAACGTTTCAATATCTTCACCCCTAACCAAAGCGGCTTCAGCGGCCTTAGCAACCACGATCATACTACGGTTCTGGTGCCAACCTAAACGCCCATCATCTTCAACTTTCTTATGCTCGTAAGCACCGATTCGTTTAAGATCACCACTACCATCATACTCTGCGATATAGTTGTTCACATCTCTAACAAACATTCTTGAATATTCAGCACGTTCCAATTCTAGTTTGGTTAAAGTTTCCCACCATTTACAGACCGCATGAACATGATCCTTATAAATACGAGGATATTTAATAGTCAAACCATCAGTATTAATTTGCACCATTTCAAGACTTGGTGTTTTGATCAACTGATCAGCCAACATACACAGTGATAATTGACCATTAATAGTGATGGACATTGTATATAAAGGGTCATAGAACGGTGAATATTGATTGTTAGAGTCACCGTAAACACCATTCAAAGCAAGTTTTAACATACCGTTTTCAGTAGGGTGAGTCTTCTTCGGGAACTGCTTACGCTGAAGATAAACACCTTCATAAATATCACAGAACTCTTCCCCTAAATGAGCAGGGTAAAGACGGTTTGAAATACCTAAATTCGGGTAATAACTAGCGACATCCCAATCTTCTAAAATATAATCTTCATCAGCGTGAACAATTTGGGATTCAACAGACCCGTGAATACCACCTGTACCAAAATCATATTGGAAACCGTCGATAACACAGTTTAAACCGGACTTATCTTTTAAACCACTTACCATTTTAATATTAGGATATTGACTCATCACATCTAGTATTTGAGGGCATTGACTTAAATACACGTAGCCAGATTTACGTTTCAACCCTAAAGATTCTCGATCCGCTGAAGTAACACCTTTCAACTGAATAACAGATTGATCCATCATTTTAGCCATAGCAGGTGTTACATCAACATATTCAAATACACCTTTAGTTTTGTTGATAACTTTCTTATTCAACCAATCCAAAACCATGTTGAAAGCAGGGTGTTCAAAACTTACATACGGTAACACGACCCCACCTAATGAAATCATAGCACGAGGGGTTTGAAGTGGGATTTTACGATTAGTAACTGGGTCTTTACCGAAGCACTTAATTCCTGACGCTTCAAGTTCCATAATGAAAAAATCTTTACCGATTTTAGTGTCATTATGGTTCATAAAATCCCGACCGTATTTCTCAGTCAATTCAACTCGAAATTTAATCTGTTTCATCGAATGTTTAAGAAATGATTTAGTTTCACCAACATCATGTTTGTTATATCTTAAAGTCACGTCTTTCGCGTAATCATCTAACACTGTGCCAGGTTTATAAGGTAAATCAATAATATTCTCAGAACTCATATTGAATTCTAAAATCTTAAGACTTGTCGCACGAGCCTTATTATCGAAGTGATGGATTTTAAATAAATCTATTTGTTTAATGAATCTATCATTAGGCCAAATCATCTGATTAAAACCACCAAAACCATCAATAATACTCTGTGACTTCTGATACAAACCTTGATACCCGATAGTCGGGTCTTTCATGAATTCATGCATTATTGGGTAATCAAAATTCAAATTATTATAACCGACCAGTACATGATTATCGTTAGCTAACCATGTAAGAAAATTGAATAAGTATGTGGAATCATCTCGACGATCACTTATCTCAAAAGTGTAAACATCACCAGTCGAAAAGTTATCAAAAACTACCGAAAAGAAATTAGGGTATATTTCTTCATCATAAACCCACAATTTTAGTAAATCTAACAAATTCAATACCTCTTTAATATGGATAATTACTTACGATACGCACTCGTTAAAATGCGTATCAGATGTAACTATTTAAACAATATGACCTGCTTGACGCATTTGATCATCAGTCCAATTAGCACCTTTCAAGGCTTGATAAGTGAAACCTTGTTGGATAGCTGTCGCTGTCATTTGCGGTTCTGCTGGTGGTACTGCCGCAACTGGTGGTACTGCACCTGCATTATTAACCATACCGTAGTCTGGTTGTACTGCACCTGCATTATTAACCATACCGTAGTCTGGT